AGCCGTTGCCGTTGAGCAGCAAGTCACAAATAGTCATAGATTTGTGACAGGAGCTAACTGGGCCAACCTTTGGCTGGGTGCGCCTTACTTTCAGCAAGTGCTACCGATTGATATTTACCGGGATGGCAACAAAAATAACCAGGTAGACAAAGTCACTAAACAAAAGGGCTTATTTGGCATCAACTTTCACCGGGCCGGGGTGAGTAATTTGGTGAATAAGTGGTCAGCTGGCTGTCAAACGGTGCCGGATGCCCATTGGTTTGAGATTGTCAAAAGGTTTAACCCCGGTGATGTGATTGCATTTACCTTGCTGCAAGCCTAAGACACCGTTGCAATCCTATCCACAAGGGTTGCCATATCTATTTTTACAATATACATCAGCTCACCGCAAACAACGCAAGTCAGCGGTTTTGTATGGGTGCTGCGTTCATCTGCCATTAAGGCATCCATCTTGTAAAAACACACTACAAATGTGGGTGCTTCGTATAAATCATCACCCGGCTCAATACCCATGTCTTGCAACATGGTGCTGTGGTCATCGGCTGCGACCACTTCAAGGCAAAGAGGTATTCTAAACATAGAGTTTTTGGCAAAAGGAAAATTCAGGGATGACTTTGGTATCTGCGTACGAGGTGCTAAGGGTTAACCACATTGCTCCAAGCGGTTTGGGTGGCCTGCCCTTTTCAATATGGAACCCTGCAAACCCATCTTCGTATTCTTCCTTGTAGCTTGATGTCCTGATTTGGTGAACATCACGGATTTTTATCTTTTTTTGGTGGCTGTCGTAAACTTCAACCGGGTTGATGTGGTGGTACAATTCGTGAACGTGGCCCTGCCAAATACAATCGTAACCCTCCATTGATGCCATTAAACGCTGGTCTTGAATTACCCCCTTTGTCACAGCACCACCACCACCAAATCCATGATAGTATCGCAGTGTCCATTTCCTGCGGTTGCCAACTTCACCGATTTGAAACTTGAAATCCACCACCCCACCATAACCGCCTGCATGAATTTCAGCTCCGTGGGTTGTGTTGAACAAATCAACAAATCTTTGTATCGGGTCGGTTTCCAAAGCCTTCAAAATAGCCGTTTCGTGGTTGCCATAACCCACAACCAGGATATTGTCCTTGTATGGGCCAAACCATTCAACCGCATCTTGGATTACCGCATCAATGTAGTTGGCTTTGTTGTGTTCAGGCCGGATGTCTTTCTTGCTGCGCCTTGGGTCGTACTTTCCCTGCATCATGCAGAAAGTATCTCCGTTCAAAATGATTTTTGCACCCCTTTTGACTGCTTCATCCATGTGGTTTTTGAGCAGCACCCGGTCGCATTTGGGGTTATCCCAGTGCAGGTCGGATAATAAAAGGAGTTGGATTTCTTTTTCGCAGTACACAGCATGCACATTGCGAGATACTCGGGTTATTTTGGTTGGCATCTATTTGGAATAGTACAAAAAAAGGGGGTGAAATCACCCCCGGTTCGAAATATGTGTTAAAAAGTCCACCAAAGCCAGCAGACACGGCAATAAATAAAGTAGCAATCCGATGTCTTTCATATACCCGAAAGGGTGTGATTTTGGTTAAATTGGTGTTTTTATACCCGATAGGGGCTAAAGATTTGCCATCCTTTGCTGCTGAAAAATATGGGCATCCCTTACCTTGTACCAATGGTCTACGCTCGGCAAATCATCGGGCTGATTTGCGTAATCATAAGGCTGTGCTTCTTGCGGTTGTTCGGCTTTTCCAAACAGCTCACATAGTTGCATCTGCTTTTCTACGCTTTTCGGTATTTCTCTTTTACTCAGCATCGGATATTTCTTTTAGTGAAATGATATCTGCACCTGGCACATAGGTTGCAGCTTCCAAGATTTCGCCACCATCGGTTACCGGCAGCAAACCCTTTTCAATGAGCTTGTGGGCTGTCTTTGCATTGTCCTCAATAATGGACAGCTGCATCTTTGCCGCTGCCCAATCGTTGATGTGGTCAAACTTCCACCGCCCAGCACTTGACTTGCACTGAATTTCAAAACCCATGTGCTTGAATGTTTTGCCATGCTTTTGCGCTTCGTTGACCGCTTGCTGCTGTATTTGCTTTTTTAGTGCTGCACAAAGATTTTCAATGCGGTTCAGCTCACAATAGGCATCAAGGGGGTTTAACGTGCCATTGTCGACACGATAGGCCATTTGAATTATTTTATCGGTCATGGCTTCAAAATTATTATTTCCTTGAAGTTACCGGCATTCACCCATTCCACCATTTTGTCCAGCTTTGCGTGTGCCCAATCAGGAATATATTTGCCCTCACATTGTATCATCACTTTGGGGTAATCGTAAAGGCAGCGGCCTAAACCAAACTGCACGGCAGCCCGTTTCATTGCATCCGAGATACCACCCTTTTCAGGTTCGATGTTTGTCTTGCTGGCCCCATCTTCGCGGTAGATTGTCCGCTTGTCAACAGTTACGGTCAGGCGGCAAATAAAGCCATTGCCAATTTCCCGAAATTCCGATGTCCAATTTGTCGGCCCGAAAGCAGCATCAAAGCGCGCCATCACACAACGGTTGTTGATATAAGGAACAACGAGCAATTTGCCGGTGCTGGTTTGGCTCTGCACCCGCCATTCAATTTCCGATGGCAGAATGGGTGCGGTTAGAATGTCATTCATTGTCAAAGTCCTTTCTTTGGCCTAAGTTAAACATCACCCTTGCATCTTCAAGGAATGCAATCAGTTCATCAAGTTTTTCGCAGGGTATGTTTACCCTTTCGGTTTGGTTAAGGTTGTTCCAGATGCCTTGAATGCTGACAATGTCAGTGAATGATGAGTAGTGGAACTTGTAATCTACCGAAGAAATCCGGCCATGCTTGGTTGTTTTTTCTAAATCGTGTCTCATAGTGGTACAAATGTAGTTTACTTTTTTGAACTTTCCAAACTTTCTGCAAATATTTTTTTCAAAAGTTCAAGGGAATATTCGGCAACATTCCAACCCTCCTTACTCAAACGCTTTGTTATCCGTTCGTATTCCGCGCTCGGCACCGGATAAAAGCTCACGTTGTTGGTCTGCCAATAGACGATTGTGCGATATTTCGGCTCGGAGTTCAGCTGCTTTTCGTTCATACCAAAGTGCTTTATCTAAATCCTGCTGATGCGGTTGGCCCGGTTTCTTACCCATTCGCATCCGGTACTTAAATGCGTTGATTTCGCAGTAGGTTATGTAGGCTTCCGGCCCCCAAATTGCGACCTGCATTTCCCATATTTCCCGGTCCGAATATTTGTAGTGGTCAGGGTTGATGAAGTCGTATGTCATAACAATTTTACTGCTTCATCAAGCACAATTTGCTGTTTAACCGGCTTAAATTCACAATCGTTGGCCAATGCTTTAAAAACTATTGCACGGGACACACGCCCCTGCAATAGCTTCACAAGTTGTTCCTTTTGCCCCTTGCCACAATTAGCAATGAAGTGCTGTCTTTTTTGTTCGCTGGTCATTGTTAAAAGGGTAAATCGTCTTGTTCGCGCTCAATTTGGTTAATCATGTCGTTTTTGAAGTTTTCCATGATACCGCCCTTGTCCGCTTTGTAAAGGTTCGCACTGACTTTTTTCTCAAAAATGTAAGCCTTGCCGCTGCCAACATACACCGGGGATGCTTTGGCTTCGCGCTGTTCTTTGGTTTGCGATAACTGCAAGGTGTGGGTTTCGCCATACTTGCCCTCACTTTTTCTTTCATTCAGCACCAGTTTAAGGTACTTTTTTCCGTTTTTGCCCTCGGTTATCAGTTCCTTTGGAACGTCAGTCAGGCAGATGTCAATCACTATCATATTTTTTCTATTTATTGTTTTACTTCCAGCGTGGTGTCATATTGCTTTTGCTTTATTGAGTTGCTTTCTTTTGTAGGTCAAAATTTCAAGGTGCATTTTTGCTTCGTTGTGGAACTTAAAAATCAGCAGATTGTCCACGCAATCCGTGTACGTTCCAAATTCGGTTAGAAACTGCCACCGGAAGTTGCGCCATTCCCGGATGGCAAAACCACCATCAGGAAGCTGGGCAACGTGCGGATTAAATGGGTTGATAAGTTTCATGATTGCAAAATATCTTTTCTTGCATCTGCATAACCACCATGATAATAATCATCAAGCTGCTGCTTTTCCATTTCTTTGGCTTGTTCCCAATACCCATTAAGGTTAGCAACATCTAATACATCAATATGTCCTTTATGTTGATGTAGTTGTTTAATTAACCATTCTACTGCTGTTTGCTCCTTGTTTTCCATACTACAAATATATGTTTTTAAACTTTAATATCCTAATCTATATTGCAGAAACATTCAAAGGATGGGTCACCATCAAACATTCCGATTTGTGATAATGCCTTGTCTTTTAGCTGCTGGTAGCTTATTTCTTTTTTCCACTGATGACCGCTTTGTTTTTCAATGTCAATCCACCATTGAAAGAGTTCGGGTTTTTCTTTGGCCATGATAGCCAATTTACCTTTGCCTTTTAAAAAACAGCAGTCACAATTCCCGTATGGTTCATTTAGCATCAAGTCAAAATCCTGCTGTTTCCAAAAATCCAAAACATCTTGTTTTGTAACTTTCCATTTGACCAGTGGCAATTCAGTTTCGGGTTGCGCTTTTGACCATCTTCTCTGCTCATCGTATCGGATGCCATTGTAAGAGATGTAATCTTCAATGCCAATGCTCTTTAAATAGCGTTTAAGCGTGTTTATTTTCAGTTCGGTTGTGCAATACCTAAACTGCATATTTGGAATGGATGCTGGCCTTTGCTCAATCAATTGCGTGTAAGGTTCACCATGCCGGGATGCGCTGTTGTAATCTACCACAGCAAAGGTTGCAGGCTTGCGGTATTCCAACCAAAGTATATTTAGCCCCCATCTTTGGTCACATTCATTCACAAAATCCAAAGTTTGCGACATCTCTTTACCGGTGTTTTGAAAAGTGACAATGTAATCAGTTAGACCATTATCAATCAGCCGCTTTGCCATGTATGCCGATGTCCTGCCGCCTGAAAAATTTATCACGTTCATCAGTTTACAAAGTTTTCAAAGGCAATTTTGATTTTATCCAAATCTTCGCGGTACTTTTTATTTGTGTCTGCCAAGTCATTCACCAATTTTGCAGAGTGCATGACCGTTGTATGGTGCCGGTTGCCACACATGGCCCCTATTTTCTTCAATGGCATGGTGGTTTTGTTA